CCATACGTTTGGCAATATCATCAGTGGTCAACCAACGACCCTGATGTATTGGTGCCTGCTTATTCCCCACCACATACTGTGCATAGCTCGCAGTGCTTACTACCTGTGATTCTGCAATGGTGCCACGTAGTACCAGATAACTTCTATTCAGTTTCTGTGATTTGCCTGCACCACGGCCGCGTACATACGGTATTTGTATGGTGCCTTTTCGATATCCTGCCATAACAAATTTGCGCTGCCTATCACTGACAAACCCTGGTGCACTGCCACGCGCTGGTGGTGGTGGATCGTTCTTGATTAATTCAGTGACTGCAAGGCCAGCCACTACAGGCAGCACTACTTCCTGTAGCTGCCTGCATTTCTCGATTAGGTGCAGTGTTGCGTTTTGCACTTCAATGCTAAATGCCATCTAATTTGCCTTTATCGGGTGTGAAATTATATTGCACTTTGTATTCAAGTGATTGCATTAATTCTGCAATTTGTTTGTATGGATTAACGCCATAATCTGCAATTTCAATCATAGTATTCATCATCTCCAAGTATTCACCATTGCCAATCATAGTATCAGTATTGCTATCATAACTATAGTTTTCGCCATTGCCTGTAATTATTAGATTCACATTCATTAGTTATTATCCTTTATGATTTGCGTGGCCAGCTCAATAATTCCACGATCGTTGATTGTTCCCCAACCTGCAATATTTTGCAATGTAGTGGTAAGTATTTCGCAATATTTACCCATTGGCTGACTGCTAGATTGACTATAAATTCTAAATGCATATGGGTTATCGGTTAATCCACTATATGTAAGGTATCCATTTTTTGTATCTGGCGTTAATCCAGCTGTACGTGCATCGCCAAATACATTGGTTTCAGATACACCATATTGCAATTGGTCTTGCATTGCATGTATGGTTTCATGTACAACAGTGCCTACTGGTCCATTACCTCTTACATACAATGTTTGCGTGTTTGGTGAGTATGATCCATTATTATTACGGTTGGTTTCTGGCGCAACGCGTATGGTTAATGGCGTTCCATCTGCGCGTTGTTTAGCCATTCCTATGGTTAACTCAATATATTTAGCAATTTCGGCCTGCTGTGCAGCAGTGAATTTTGCATTGAAACTTAATACAACCTGCTGTGGCGTGGTTGATTGTAATTGTGGCAGTACTGTTTCATATCCTTTTATTTGTGCCTTTTTATATTTGTCTTGTTGTTTTTTAATTTCAACAAGTTTTGCATTAAATTCTTTTGTTGTAGTTAGACGCGTAAGTAAATCTGTTGATGTAGTGGCCTGTATGTATAATGCATCAGCTTCACTTTTTAATTGCTGTAGTGTGTCATATTCTGCCTTTGCTATTGCAGGCACTTCACTAATAATATAGTCTGCAATATCAGCAGCACTCCGCTGTAATAATGGCACTGGTGGTGGCGTGGCGTTTGGATCTGCTACTACATCGATGGTGCCTGCTTCAGGCTCTACAATTGGCGATTTCACCAGCTGCAATCCAATAGCACACCTGCAATTTACGTGGCGTGGTGGCCCATCTGTTGCTTCTGGTGGCCATTCGTCTTGTGTCAGTGTGTTTAGTGGTTCGCACAAATTGCATACTTCACTATCATTTTCTGCAATCCATACCATAGTGGTATTGATGCCAGCCTGCAGTGCCTGATTCTGAATGGCAAACGTTTGCTGTGCTGCAGCTCGTGTGGGTTCAGTGAATGCAATGCGTTGTGCGCGCAAATCACCAAACATGGCTAATTGGTTTTTAATATCATCAACAGTAATACCAACCGTGGTTTGTGCATTGGCAATAACGCTGCTAATATAACTCTGCTCCGTGGCTGATAAATCTTGCAGGAAGGGGTTCCAATACGAATCAATGTAGGTATTGGCATGATTGGCAATGCCTTGTTTTATAACGTCATCACCTACAACATCAGCCATGCCAGGTATGGTACGAATGCGTTGTGCACCTGCATCTAATACCAGCTGTGCAACATTGTCAGTGAGTAGATTACGCAAATCAGTGTCAATGGCTGTGTAGTCACCACGTGCAATTGCTTCTGCATTCTTATCACTCCGCGTTGCCAGCTTACTTGCAATGGCGTTGTACACCTTGCGTTCAGCTGGTGTGAGATCGGCCAATGTAAGTGCCTTTATGAAGTGAAATACATGTGCTATATCACTCTTTTTTTTTACGCTTTTCAGTTCTGCATGAATGTAATCAGTCATATAGCGTGGCAATACATCTGATTCAAACGTGGCAGCCGCATTGCCTTTGGTCTTGTAGCGTTTCAGTGCCTTGCGTTCGTATGCTTCCAAATCAGCCAACCTGCTGGCCTGCACTGCCTTCATATCGTTTAGTGATTCATCCACAATTTCTGTACCACTATCCACATTGACTCCTGTAACGTCAGGGCCAGTGATGGTTGATGGCATTCCTATTGCTTCGTCAATGTTGTTATAGCCAAGAATCTTCATTGCACTACTCAATGGCACACCAGCCTGTACCAATTGCAGTAGACTGCCAGCGCGGGCCGCTTCATCAGTCTGAAATACGTCTAGTACTTCTGGTGTGAAATGCATCTTGTATTTGAGTGGTGCAAACACCTGCTGATTTAGCACGCGTTGATAGAATGCCAGCCGCGGCACAATCGTTTCTCGCCAAAATGATTGGCGATCACTATCAGCCGTGGCATAGTTTGCAGCACTTGCTTCTAGCATGGTTCGTGGCACACCAAACGTGGTAGTAATGTTGGTGGTGACGCGTTCTTGCAGTGGTACAAGTTCCATATCTTTTAACGGGAAGGTAAGAATTTGGGTTTTAACTTCACCCCTAAAAAAGAATGTTTTGAATGCGTTTGAAACATTCTCAACCCGTGATCGCCAGTCAGATTTAAGGCGTTCATATTCTGGTGGCGTAATGGATTTGTCTAGACTCATGATTACGGCTGGCTGTGCACCATGTTCAAAAAATGCACTGGTGAATCGTTCCAAGTAATATGCCAGCTGTGCAGATTGCAGTGCCACGCTGGCAGGTGCCACGCCACCGTATACATCATCTCGAATTGATGGTTCGCGCCAGTACACAATTTGGTCAATGGTCCACGGGCCGTATATGGTGCCATTGATGTTTTGGCTAAATCGTAAACCTGATAGTATGTTATCTGCTGTTTGATATTCAGCCTTGTATTCCACAGTAACTGATTTAGGATTTAGGAATTGAAACCCATACAGTACACGGCCGCGGTATAGACGCAGCCAAAACGCATTGCCAGTTAACAGCAGTGCACGTTCTGTTTCTTGGATTAGCATATCCATTGGCGTAACGAATGGATAATCTACAGGCACATCATTGCGTTCTAATACGAATGGCACGGTTCCTAGTGCATCACTACGCAAGTTAATTGCGCGATATAGCATAGGCACCTTTTCGTATGCATCGATGGTTCCGTATAATTCGCCAGCCTTCTTGGCAACGTTGTACCAACCTGGTATGGCCTCGATCGCCTTGTATGACGTCATTACATTACACCTTTACTTACCAATTACATAAAATCATACATTACGCCACCACTGCCTAGCATGGCATTGGCACCACTCACTGCATCAACCATATCATCATGACTGCCATACGGGAATGAAACAGCCTCATCAATGAATTGCTGGCACCACTCGCCACGCACTACGCGAATCATATTCTGTTCAGCACGCGCGGCCCATGGCATAGCGCGGTGCATCTTATCTTTGCTGACGTGATAGCCAATCAGTGTGACGTGTGCTAGTTCCTGCATTCGGCGCAATTCCTGCAGCCCTGCCAAACCGTGCAATGCTTCCTCGACACCTTGCGTGGTGGTGTCTGCTTCTGATCGCATTACATCTATCATAATCTTGCGTACATCTGGCCATTCAGCCTTGATACGTATGCCATCAGCAATATACATGATGCCATCATCACTCATGGCCACCCGCACACTGGCGGTATAGTCTGCACTATCTCGCACACTGGTGGCCAAATCCCAATACCTATGCCACTGCAGGTTTGGTGGTGCCTGATCCGCAATTGTAAACCACTGACGTTTGAACAATGCACCAGACAAATCAACAAACTGGCCGTTTGCTTCCTGTTCAAATTGTTCTGCAGTGTATGCCTGCTTCAATGTATGTATGAATGTGTCAGGCAGAAATACATTGTCTGTGGTCTTGCTATGTATCACTGCATAATCTGCATTGGTACTGCCATGCCATAGGTCATATATCCAATTACGGCCGCGTGGCGTGGTGGTTATCCACGCCTTGCCTGGCATTTCTCTAAGTGTTGCAATGGCAATCTGCCATGCATCGAGATGCATCATGGCCGCTTCATCAAACCAAATCCAACCAAGATTGGCACCACGCAATCTATCAGGATTATCTGCACTCCGCAACAATATTGTTCTGTTGCCATGCAGTGTGATGGTGCCAGTACTGATGTTGTGGGTTTTGAGTATGCCAGCCTGGCGTGCAATATCTAATAGCATCTTGCGCGGGCCATCTCTAAGCATTGGGTATGTTGGTGCCACGATCATACCCGTGCTACCTGCAGGCATTCGCAATACCTCGATTACACCAGCTCGTGTCTTGCCACTACCACGGCCGCCAATGAAGGCCCGAAACCGTGCTGTGCTACTCCAAAACATCTCCTGTGGTTTCGTACATTCTGAATGGCGTAACGTCCTGTATTGTATCTGTGGTGTTTGTGGTGATAGCTGGTACACGTGGCGTGCCAATCTCTACTACATAATCATGTGTGATAGTCTGCTGTATCTCTTGACGTTGCCTGTATTCGTTTGGCATGTGCCTATTGGCCATGGCTATTAGTAACATATCACTGCCAGCAAATGCACGTCGTTTTATTTCACGTTCGATGCTGGCACAAAAAATACCATACGCTTCATCACATTTTTCATTAAATGCAGGGTTATCGCGTTGATGGTTATATACAGTTTGGCGTGCCACATTCGCTACATGTGCTGCATTCATTAGATTGCCATTGCGTTCATAGTCTGCAAGAAACCTAGCCTGCCAGTTATCGCTACGTTTGCGGCCTTTTTTAACAGTGCCCAAATCGTCCATACACTACCTACCTTACATACTCACTGCATTAGTTGTCATAATGCGTAATATTACATTAATAGTAGTATTAATAATCACAATAATTGGTGCATACTCATGCATCATTGGTTCATTCAGCAATGCCAAACAGACACTGGCCACTAACAACAATACATTCACCCAAATCGTTTTGGATTCGTACCATGGTTTCATTGCCTTACTCCTTACTTCATATAATTCAGAATAAACACCAGCACTGCATACAGTGCACTGATGGCCATCATAACGCCCTTCCATTTGGTTTGCTCTTGCTCTAATTGGGTAATGCGTGCTTCGAGTGACTGAAATTTTGCATTGCCTTCATCAAGGCGTTTGGCAATGTAGGTGAGATGGGTATTAATCTCTGCTAACTGTGATTCTACGGTACTCATGCATTCGTATCCTGTACAAATCGTGCACGCAAATCGGCACGTACTACATTCATATCTATCATAGTGCCAGGGCAAGTTTTCCTGCTGCCTGTTTCCCTGTGGCCTAGCACGGTATCTTTTGATGGCTGCAGGCCACGCCACCTAAGCAATGTTTCAGCCACATGGTACATGGTGGTTCGTTGTTTGTCTGACCATGCATGATGATCAAAATAGCCAACCATCTCAATACCCCATGATTTATTATTCCACATGGCCGCGTGTGTGCCTGGCTCGTTGATGGCCGTCATCTGCCAGATGCCATCTGGTGCAATGAATAGGTGTGGTCCACTGGTCCAGCCAAGGCCACAATAATAATTCATCATGCCAGTCATTGTGCGTAATCCACGCCATTGGTATTCCTGTGGTGAATAGGTGTGATGCATCACGATTACTTTTGCCCAATTGGCAATATCGCTATCATATGACCACACGTGATCCCGAAATTGTTCTGCTGTTTTCCATTGTCGAAAATCACGCCGAAATAGCACATCTGGTGTGGTCATGGTGGCATACTCCGAATAAAAATAGCCATGTATACATTTAGTATACATGGCTATTATTTGTGGGTTTGGCTGGTGATTATACGCGTTTTTTATTCCACTGGCGAATCAGGCCACCACTAATGCCTTTGCGTATTGGGTATCTACTTAGTGTCATTTGTAGTGATGGCATTACCGTGATTAATTGCTGCCATGCCGCCACTGCAATTGCGCGGTGTTCCTTTTGCGTATCACTTTTCATACGCACTTTGCAGTAGTGCAGCCATGATCTGACGGTGCCAGTCATGTACAGACGTGATACCGTCAACCCTTCTGGCAGTAACGCGCGGGCCTGCTCTTTGGCAATGCCTAGCCTGATTGCTTCCTCGTACATCGATTGCGCCATGGCCATCATATCAGCCTGCAGTGCATTCCATTCAGCAGTGATATATTCATCATCTGTGGCAATGCTGTTCTGCCTGTTTTTGGCGTCCTGCAATCGTGTTTCACGGTTGGCAAATCCTAGTGCCTGTGTAGGATCTGCATAGCGTTGGCTGAATTCCTGAAACGAAAATGACCGGTGGCGTAATATCTGGCGTGCAATATCGCGCGTGGTGGTAATTTCCATACTGATGCTGGCCATCTCGAATGGTGACCAGTGCCTGTGCTTCATCAGGTAACGCATAAGACGTGGTGCAGTGTCGTGGTTTGCCTGATTGGCAGGATTGCTAACACGTGCACAATATACGATGTATTCCTCGAAACTCATACCAGACTCTGGCACGGTTTTGGCAATGATGGTGGCAGTGTTCATAGCTACTTCACCTCGATTGATGAAATTACCCACTGCGTGAAATGGTCTGCGCTTGGTTGAATCTCCGCTGGGTACCATGGTGACCAGGGCTGCCATATTTCGGCATCATCTCCCGTGTAGTATCGCCAGCACGTCGCATCATCTGCACGGTATACAAATAATGGTACATCTGCAATGATGTATACCGTCGTGTTGTCCTTGGTAGTTTTGAAATGTTCAAAACCGTGCCGCGTTTTTTGCCATGCCGTCATTTTTTGATGATTCATGATGTGCGCTTCGACGTTGAAATTGAAATACCCGTAATCCTCCGCAACCTTTTTGTGATTAACAGACACCTTCCATCGTTCGTCTTTTATCACGTGGTACACAATGCCATTCACGGTCACAGTGCCTACCTCATTACCAGTACCGTCTGATTCCATAATTAGGATATTGCCTAGGATTAAATATGTTTCCATCACACCTTGCCTTTGCTATTTATTGCGAAATCGTGCATAGTTTTTGCTATTGGCACTCGCTTCCAATACTTTGTAATGCGTCTTACCCAAATTGATAATCTAACCTTGTAATACAGTGCCGTGCGTCGTTTCATTGCGTCGCCTTATCCTGCATTGTATTAGAATCATGCATTTGCCATAAATCCATAAACAAACTTTCATTGTCTATCATGATTTCAATATGCTGATTCGCCACCATAGATCCAATTGGCATTTTTTTTGCAGTCTGCCATAGTAGCTCAATGCGATATAGCACGTCACGCATTGAATCGCCTATATATAAACCGTTGCTGCCTATTAATGGAAGCGCCGCGGTAATACGATGTGTGCCCCATGGCATTTTGAGCAAACCATAATACAGTTCAATTTGTGCAATGTATGTGCTATCACTCCCATAGGTATATGCACAAATTTCCCAATCTGTACACACATGTGGCAAGAATGTGGTGTTGAATTCCCAATGAGGAATGGTCAATACTTGAAGCGGTATTGACGCGCGGTCTTGTAAAAACTTGCTAATTAGTGGGTTCTCGATTCGGTTGTTCATTGTGCTGCCTTATCCTGCATCACGTGCAGATGTTCAATGATTGCAGTGCACTGTACAATCATTGCGCTGATTTCGCTATAGTCTGTCGTCACATCATCACCCATGGTGATGCACTCGATTAATCGTGCCTTGGTTCCTTTAAGGCTGTCTAGTAGTGCTTCTGATCTGGCAATGGCGGCCTGAATCCGCAATTGTTCATTAGTCATCGTAATTTTCCTTATACTCTATTGTCGAATTAATCCAATGCCGAAAATGATGCAGGCATGGTTTGAATTCCATGCCATTAAACCATCGTGATATGTGCCAGCATCGATCATCATCTTCTGTCACATATCGCCACGCGGTATCATCTATTGACGTTTCGGCATAGAATTCAATGCCAGCCACTTCATAGGTAATATGCTCTGTGGTGTAGGTTTCAAACCGTTCATGAAACAATTCGCATTGCTGCCATGCAGTCAGCTTGTGCAGGCTGGCCAGTGCCTGCATAAAACGAATACCTGTTATGCCGCCTTCAACACTCGTTTTTATTTGCACGCCATCGATGTACAGTGCACGATTATAGCCAATGGTTTCCCATGACAACAAATGCGTTAGGCCGTTGAATTGAAAAATACCATTGCACATATCACCATGTTTGGTGAATTGCACAGTTTGGCCAAACAAACGCAATGTTTCTGTGTGCACGCGTTCTGGCATTGGCTCGAATCCAAATTCGTTCATAAATCCTTTTCTCCAAATTGCTGTTCATATGCAACAGTGCTCATTACCCATTTGATGAAATGCTCTAATGATGGTGGATCATCACTTGCATACCAATCTGATTGTGGTGCTCGATATGATACCGAATCATAAATTTCACCATAATCTTCATAAAATAGGTAACGCCAGCAGCTACGATCCTTTGTATAGTTAATCCCAAAATCACAACCCGCCACCTTCAACAATCCATAATCCTGTTCAAAATCATCAGTGATTTGATTCTGTTTCGGCAGCCATTGACGCTGCAATAATTGCCATGATGTAAGTGTGGTCAATTCCACTAAATGCCTGCTAAAATCCCATTCGATGTAAGGAGGCCATTTTGTAGGCATTGCGTGGCCATCAATCCAAATTTGCACTGGCTGTCGCCTGTACATCATAAAATGTGTCTTATCGTCTAGCGTAATTTCTGCATAGAACAAATCAGTAGGATGTTCTTTTTTTGCAGTGAACACTACTAACTGATCGAGAATCTTTAGTGTTTCTTGTGTCACTTCATCACCGCCTTATCATCTGCATCGATTACTAGCCACTTATCCCAGCATGATTTGCTACTGCTCCAATGACGCCAGCCACGGCCGCCATCCCATAAATATACAAACGTGTCATATTGATTGCGTGGCAAATCCAATTCTGCATGATCATACCCATTCAGCCACATATAGGTACTATCATTGAATTGCCATATGCCACCATCATTTGTGGCACTCCTGGCGTGCAATTCATAACTGCCATAGGTGACTGTGTCACCACTTTCACATGTGGCAATGGCGGCCGCTTCTGGTGTAACTATTAGTGGCATGGTAGTGCAGGTGCCAAGTGTGCAGGTCAGGTAAATGAGTAGTGTAATCATTTGCCACCCTTCTGATGGTGCCATACCCACATCACAAACTGCAATGCAAGTATGGTCATACATCCCGAAATAAACCATTGATGTTGCCACGCCATGAGTAGTGCCAAGATTCCTAGCACTACTGCCAGCACACGAATCTGTTTAATCAGTTCCATTTGTCTACTCCTATCATCACATACACCATGTACAATATATAGCAATTTGCAGTACATTGTCAATCAGGCATCACTGCATTGATTGCATCATCAATGGTTTTTACCACCACTGGTGGCATGCCGTTCCATTCCCTATACCACTGCTCTTGCCTTACGTTGGGTTTGCTTTTGGCCTGCTTCACTTCCATCAAATAGGTAACTCCGCGAAATCCTACCAGCAGATCAGGCACACCACTGCCTACCTTATGCAGTAACACCACACTGCAGCCTACCTGGCGCAATGCCTGCACAATCTCATTTTGGTTGTGGTCCGTTTTGGCGTTTCTCATAGCGTCTTTAGTAACTCCTGTAGCAAATTGGCGTACAGGCCAGTGGTCTGGCACCATCGAATAAGTTCAGCACGTTCAAAATAGCCATGCATGCTATCAGTGGATTTTGGGAATCCATAATCAGCGCGCAAAAATCCTATTTTATTCCTGTACTCATTCATAATGGCCATTACATCGCTTCTATAGATGTATTTGTAATCCCACTCGTTTGCGAAATCACGCCACCACAAATAGTTTGGCATGGTGTTGGTAATTCGACGTGGTAACGTGTACCTGTAGTGCTTCAGCCACTCGTACACTTCAGCACGTTTGTATACCATGCCAATACCATTACGCTGTATATATACAAGTGGCTGTGGTACCACGCGTCCTGGCCACTCCTGGCGCGCTGCATAATCCATTACCTTTGTCGTGTAGCTATAGATTTCTTTAGTGGTAATGTATTCCTGCATGGCACTGGCGTGCAATTCTTTTAGCCAATGTGCACATTTGCTTATATCCTCAATCCGAAATATATTGCCAGCCTGCAGCCACTCATAGAAATCAACAGGGTTCACAGTGATCAGTTTGGTGGTCTTTACTGTTGATAATTTCAAACCCAATTGCTGGTGCCATAATCGTATTTGTGTTGGATCCATATGCACGTCACTTGCAATGTGTTCAATGGTATAGCCAACCATAGCACGACTTTTTAAACCAAGACGTTTGGCCCGCACTTGCACTGATGCAATCGTTCTGCCAAGTTTTTCTGCTACCACTGGCCACGGTTCCTGAAACGCCATAAACTGCAAATATTTTTCTTCTTGTGCAGTCCATGGTTTATTGCGTACCACCATATCAAATTTGCCTAGCCACGTATACACGGTATCGATGTTGCACCCAAATTCTGCTGCCATCTCCTGTGCACTAAATCCATTATTGATGTAGTGCTGCAGTACATGCTTTTTGGTCCATTGTGGCGAATCATCATAGTGGTGTAGCTTCAGAAATCGTGCCAGCGCGTGTGTGCCAACCTTCAGTATTTTGCACGTGCGACGCATGCCATTGGCACGTACCAGATCAAACACCTTCTGTGGTTCCATATCATGTATTTTGCTAATGACACTCATATGAGATGCACCAGTGTTTCTAATGAGTGCAATTTGTTTTGCAGTGCCTTTGCATCATCCTGCAAACGCAGCACTGCTGATAGTGCATCACCTTTTCGTTTGGTAGCTGCAATGCGTAGTGCAAAATCAGTGTGGGCATTGTACATTTTAATCAATTCATCAGGAGTAGTGCCAGCTCGTGGCAGGTTCGTTTTCATTGTATAGATTGCATCGAGTCTGGCAGCGTCTGCTTCAGACAATCGCAAAATTTGTTCATGCACGCTGGCCATGGTCACTGCCAACCCCACACGCAATCGTTCGCGTATACCAGCTGCATTGTTTCGGCAGTAGCCACACAATGGCACGCCATCATCATTGGGTATAAATCGATCACTGCAGCCAATGCACTCACTGTTTAGTCGTAACTTAGTCATTGTTGTTCCTTTTTTTATCAATTCCTAGAAATAGTGGTTTACTGGTTTACACAATGCCAGATTACTGCATCCCAATGCCTTAAACCGTGTAAACCACCTAAAATCCACCCTGGTTTACACGGTTTACAAATGTAAACCACGTAAACCACGTAAACCACTGTCAACCGTGTAAACCCGTGTAAACCACTAAATGCATAACTCATTAATTATGCGTGTTTGCATTTCACTTGTGCTATATCCAAGTGCAATCAGCATTTTGGCAAGTGCATAGTGATCTTCTTGCGCGTCGCTTTTGGCCAGTGCCTGCATCTGTGCAATCTTGTGCGGTGGCAGTCCTGTAAGCATGCCAGTAGTAGGCAATGGTGCCTGTGGTGGCGTTACAGGTGCCACTATAGGCATGGTGGCTGGTGGTGGCGAATCATCATCATAGCCAACAGGTATGGTTTTGTTCTTGACCACAAAATACTTCCCCACACTGTCCTGCTTCACCATGCCTGCCGCCTTTAATCGTGTAAGCATCTTGTGTGTGTTCTGGCGGCTCTTGCCTATTGCGTCTGCAATATCTTGTGGCCTGTAGTGCAATCCATTTTCTAGTAACTTCAATATATCGCGGCGTTCTGGTGATAGCAGAAATGATTCGGTATCTCCTATTACTTGGTGCATCGATGTTTCATTATTCCACTGCAGAGTTCGCTTATCATCTGCATCAATATCACGGCCGCGTACTAGAAATTCAGCCTGCTGTGTTTTGTCATCATCACCACTGATCCGCGACAATATCCACATACCAGACACACCACCAACCAGGCCAGTGGTGCCTGATATTTCATCAAATGCATCTTCTGCTTTTGATTTGCGTGTGTGATGGATTACCAGAATCAGGCAGTGATGTTTTTCTGCCAGCACGTTTAGTGGTTTGACTGCATCATAATCTTCTGTGTATGGGTTGGCATTCTTTTGGCGTGGTGCACGTATGTTTTCTAAAATGTCAATGACCACCAACACACAATCTTTTTGGTGTGTTAGCCACTCATCTAATTCTTTTACTGCTTCCTCGCCCTTTGACCACTCATTCACAATGAATAGATTTTCTGGCAGTGGTTCGTCATTCATTTGCATCTGGCGCAAACGTGACTGCATACGACGTTGGTTAGATTCAAGATCCATGTATAGCACGCTACCTTGCTTCGTGGCGTATTTGCCAAGTGCATTGCGGCCGTATGCCACCATCAAACTTACACCAGTAGATAGCCATGATTTACGGGCCTTTGGTTTACCTGCAAATAAAATACACCCTTCAGGCCCAAATTCCTCAATAATCATTTGCAGTGCCTGAAACCGTTTTGCATCTAAATCACGTGCAGAAATGATTTCGCGCTTCACTACATACTCAACGGGTTTGGTAATAGGGCCTGTCATGGCTGGCAGGGTTAATATCTCCTGCATGGTGCCTGCCTGGTACAAATTGCAATAGTCTGCCAGATCACCACCTTTACCTAGTCGCATATCGATGGCGTGTGCATTCATGTGTGCAGTCTTGAATTGTGCCAGCAAATCAGTGGTAGCACTTCTGCCTTGGTTGTCACAATCTAGTGCAATGATTATTTGACCACTTGACCACCAATTCTGCAATTCGTCTAGTAGTGATGCAGGTAACACGCGTTCACCACCACCAGCCATGGTAATGGCAGGTATGCCATAGTGCTGTGCTACCACCACTGATGCTTCACCATTGGTGTATACCAGTGGCAGGTTGGCAGCTCGTGCCATCTGCACGGCCTCGCGTAGCTTGTACCAGCAGGATTTAAAACCGGTATCACTAATGTATGTTTTAGAATCCTGATAATCTAGAAACCTGTAGCGTGTGCCATTATCCGTGCTGATTGCCACTGCAGGCCGTCTATTTTTCTTTGTGGTAGTCCAGCCTGCTTTTTCAAATACTGACCACTGCAGGCCCTTCTGTGTGGCGTAATCGTGGTGATCACGGTACGCGCGTTTGCTGGTATCAATTCTTACTGCAGTTTCAATGCCAAGATAATCTGCCAGCTGGTATAGTGTGCCTTTGGCATTGCCTACAAAATCCTGATAGGCCCCGTGTTCATCATCATCAATGATGAGTGAAAATGAATTGCTGTCACTGCCACTCCGAAATGGTGAATTACATCTGTACTGGCCTGTTTCATTGATTTCTAAATTCAGGGCCTGTAGTACCTTTTGTGCTGTGCTCATAAAATCCTACTGATAAAAATAGACTGCATACGGAAGTGTATGCAGTCTATCACGCTATACCAAAATACTAAAATGCTAGGCTGTCATCATCAAGTGGTTGTGGTGTATTGGTGGCAGGTTGTTCTGCTGCCACGTTGCCACGTCGTTTGGTGTGCCAGCCATCTTCTACAAGGCCATTGCGAATATGCAGGCCGTATTGCATCAATTCTTTACCTACATATAGGCTGGTGAGTGTGGCTCGATCAGCAGGCTGTTTAATGCCTTCCAACACAATATCGTGCAGCAGTGTCTTTTGCTGGCCTGCACCTACCTCAACAAATATTGGATTGCCTTTGAAATCATAGCTACCACCAACAGGCACCCAAAATGCCCATGGTGGCAGTGCTGCCTTGGCAGTCTTGTTTGCTTCTTTGTGCACAAACTCGTTGTGTTCTGAAATCACGCTATTTTTTGCACCAACCACACGGCCAGCAGTCCACCCTTTGCAGGCAAAAATCACGGGTTCCTCAAAACCCTTCAGCAAACATACCACTTCAGTGTACAGTTTCAAACCCTTTTGCCAGTGATCATGCCACGTGTAGGTACCTGCATCATCAACACTGAATGCCTGACTGCGTTTGATGAGTGGCACAAACATCATGCTCTTGGATTGCCAGCCACCATCATCATACAAATCTGATTCCTGCCAGCCATCTGGTGGTGTTGGCATGCCATCAGCCTTGGTGTACCAACGGCCAAACTCCGCAACCTTGCCCACCTTGCGACCATGTGCCCAACGAATCCGCGGCATTTGGTCTTTGTCTTCTTGGCTCTTCCATTCCATACCTTGCGCGTCATCTTGCCAGCTCATTGTGTTTCTCGTTTCTTTTGTCTTGTAAATACATTGTAATTGCGTTGCGTACCACGTCCGATATCGTGGTGTGATTGCCTTGCCTGGCCTGTTCTGCTATTACCATCAGCAGTGCCAGGTAGATTTGTACATCGATGCGAATAGCCATTAAACGGGTTTTAATGTTTCATCACCTCCTAACGTATAACAATTATACACTATGTTGTAGCAACCCACAAATATTACTTGTGAGTTGATACGTTGGCACCATTTTCGTAACATCACGAAAATGGTGCCACGTTGGCAATTAATCCCGTTTCATAAACTCAATAGCTGAATCCCAGCCTTTGGCAAACTCATCCTGCAAACACTCGTGATGCCAGCTGGCAATGGTTTTTTCGTACCACACCATGCACTGTGCAATGGTCACTGATACCACCACAATCATGGCAGTGATTGCCAAACCAATTAGTACTGTTGTCATATACCCATTCCCCACAATACAATTACGATAACCCATGCCGCTGCAAACAGTGCAATCTTGTGCCACACCTCGCCATACCACAATACGTGAATGATAATCATCATCACTGTTATTGCTGCCAGTGCACTTCCTAACACAAAAAATATTGGCATATTATTTTGCCTTCGTGATTCGTAAACCACCAGCACGCGTGGTTTCTTTTTTGCATTCCATGATTTTCTTGGCAGTGTTTAATTCGCCATTCTCGATCAGTTCATACAGCAATGCATCAATGCTTTTGGTATCGTAGCTGTGGCTGGTGCTAGGCTCTGTGATAACCACGCTGCCAATGTGTGCCAGCTTGACATTGCCACCCATGGCCACTGCCAATGTTTCGATATTGCGACGAATATCTTTTTGTGTTGCTTCTAATGCAGTGATTTCCGAATCAATTTCGAAATAATCGCGCATTGATATTGCCAACAATTCTTGATCATTACTCATGGTTAATTTGCTCCAGTCGTGCTACATATTGATGTTTGTCGAGTGTTACGCCATTGCCATACTGCATTGTGTTTCGGTATATTCGCCATTCGCCTTGGCTGTCACTAAATAAAATATTCTCTGCATAGTGGCAGCGATAAAATACCCCATCATGGGTTTCTGCCGATGAGTGCCACGCCACGCCACCTGCCATGAATCCTGTGCAACGTACCACGCATACGGTGCCAATTACCATTGGGTATGTAGCGTCAATGTAGCTGGTGGTTTTTAGGTGGTTAATTAAGTTTCCCATGGTGCCATCAGCCTGGTGCACCATTGGCAATACGTGCAGCCACTGTGCATCAGTCATGATTACAAACCGATTGTAAGAAGTGGTCATAAAATCCCAATCTGGTACAATAAATGTGCGAATACCTGTGCTGTTCGTTTTAGGCCTGCAGTGTGTTGTTCCACTGCAGGCCGCGTTGTGCCTAGAAATTGCCTAACTCGTAATCCATACGCAAATCACGAATGATTGCCAGTGCATCAGTTTCAGTACTTGCAGTAATTGATACTGCCTTGTTGTCTGCCACCACTTCCACTAGCCACTTGCCAAACTCACTGTACAGAAACCATACAAAACCACGGTTCCTGCCACTACTCACCAGTTTGAGATTTTCTGGCATTGCGTTGTGCTTCCTTCCTTTTCTCATTCAGGGCCTTAAATATTGGTGACGTTAACAGCATGATTACCATGCCCGTTCGCGTTAACCCCTTATCAGCTGCCAGTGCATCGATGCTATCAACCAACACCCCTGGCAATCGCAACATAATGATTCGTTTCTTTTCAGACATTGATATTACTCGCGTTGAAATCAATGTGATCTACCACTACCTGCAGGCCGTATAATGCCAGCTCCTGCATGATGTGCTGTGCATTTCCCCATGTGCTGCTGTACACCTTGCCATTGCATTCCTCTTGCATGCACCACCATGCACCATCTTGCCATAGGGTTATGCTAACCATTTCACCATCATTCACCACCATTGCAGACCACACGCGTTTGCTGTTTTCTGGTGTGCCTACTACTTCGCGTTCGAAATACATGCGTGTTACTTCACTCATTACTTTTCACCCTTCTGCATCAATTCCATAATCATTTGCATATCAGCCGCCAACCGTTCTAATTCTGCAATGCGCGTTTGTACAATTCCTAGTGCATCATTAACCATTTGCAATTGGGTTTTGTGGCCAGACACAACCACCTTCAGGTGATCATGATTGTGGTCTGCACTCACTGCCACTTCATTCATGCCATACCGTGCAAAATGATTTACGTTGACGGTATACACATCTCGTACTAGTGTCTTGCTGGTATCTTGCGCCATGTTATTCACCTCTCACAGTTTCTGGTAATCCCTTGTAGTACCATGGGTATGCTGCCGAAATCAATGCAAATATTCGCCGATTGTAGCTGGCCATGCCTACCTGATCGCCGCGACGTTCTGCACGTTGGTACCAGAATGATAGTAGTGCAAATTCGTATTCTTGCTGTGCGGTCATTTGTCTACTCCTTACTGCTTCACAATTGCTTCAATGCTGCCATGGCTCGTGGTGGCCTGGTACACAACACTACCAGTCATGTACCGTGCAAATTGCACCTTTGCTTCTAACCATTCGCCATAGTGTTCATTGATGGCGGCCTGCACGGCCTTGGCACGGTTCTGTGAATAAATCTCGTACACCTTGCCATCAATACAAATCATAAACTTTGGCATTACTCGTACACCTTCATTGCCACAAACCACGTATGGCTTGGCACGTGTGCATCACCCATGGTTGATTTGTTTGCGATCACTTCGTATGGTTTGCCTTGAATTTGCACCACGTCACCAACCTGCAGTGTAGATTCCTCGATGGTGTGCAGACGGCCCCAATTGTGTGTGTGATAATCGCCACCTTCTAACGCGCGTGGCACGTCATTGGCGCGGGCCTTGATTTGGCCTGCCAGTACACATACCCATGAGTCTGGCCCTGCCATTTCTTTGATTTTGTCATACCCTGCACCACGTGCTACCAGCTCTTGCACTTCATTCTTGATGATTTGCTGAATCTGTTTTTCACTCCGAATCATGACCTTGTAGTGATTTTCCATAATTACACATCCTCATTGTAAATAGCGACGGCCCCAACAATTACTGTGCCATGTTTGGTGTGTTTGGTCACCTGTGCGATTCGCGTTTGTGAATCAAACCAAATGCCATACTCATGGCGTGATGGATTCAGGCCAAACGTTTTGAGTGCAGCACTCCGAATATCAACCGCTTGCACGGTTTTCAATTCGCCACCAATCTTCTTAACTGACCACCACTTGCGCGCGCCTGCCATGTTGTTCCTACTTCCTGTGCTATTGCGAATAACCTGCCATGATTGTATATCAAAATGCTATACGTGTCAATAGGCAATTTAAACGCAATAATACCCAACCACTGCAGATGATTGGGTATTATCTCGCGTATTAATTTTGGTGCACCACGCGCGCCAGCTGTGCGATCAGTATCGTTATTTAGTGACTGCCTAGACTAGCAAATAGATTATAACACACAAACGCCACGCATTCGGTTTGCGTGGCGGTCCGTGGCGTTTGTGCTGGCGCGTGTATGTGTTTCGACAAATCGATTATATCACACATTTACCATGGCGCAACAGGCCATGGTGGTGCACTCCAATTGTCTACATTAATCTGTTGTGGATAATCGCGCAATGACTGACGATACGCGCGCCACTGTGCTAAATCAGCTGGTGCAATAGGCACATCAGGCAATTGGGTATAATCTGATTCCTGTAGTAACTGATCACGCCATTCACGTACATTTTCTAGTGCCTGCTCTTGTAGTGGCGAATCTACAATTTCACTGTCAGCTGGTGGCGTGTCGTAATAGGTGCCTAAATCATCTACATACAAGAATGAAATCTGTGGCACTGCCAGTAGTAAGCGGTAAATAATCATGTTTGACTCCCTGTTAATTGCACGATGTGCAGTAGTGGCGATTCGTTTGTCGTGCCCTCTGCATTGATTTGCACAGTGGTATTTGCTCCTGGAAGTGCATTTACCTGAATAACATCGTTGGCTTGAAAATAACGCATCATGGCGAACGCGTGGCGCACCGATACAAGGCCATCACTTGGCATGCTTAACACGTTGACTGTGTTAACAAAAAGACGCATGGTGCTGCCGTGTGCTCCGCCCGATGTGTATATAACAGATATTGAGTAATACCCCGATGTGGGTATGGTAATATCCGCGCCGGACCACGTAATGCCGTTGCCACGTGTTTCTACCTGCCATGTAATAATCGTGCCAGCAGTGGTAATTGCTAGCGTGGCTGTACGCGTCAGTGTCAAGCATGCAGCAGGGGTTTCGACGCGCTGCAGTGCCTGTGCATCTGCCATAGTCGATGCAAGATTATTGATTATTAAGCTTGACATTCACGGTTTCACTTCCATTATTATCAAATTTAAGTTCAACCCCTTGCACCTTCTGCACCACCAGTGTACCACCATCATTGATGGTGACTAAATCCCCAAAAAAATAATCACGCCCATACTTCAGGGCCGCGTTTTGTGTCAGCTTTACCACGTATGTGGTTTGCCTTTTCTCATCTAGTGCAATTGCACTACTGCCAATCGTGTGATAATTGGCGGCCGTGTTGGCTGTTCCCTGATTGCGTAAATCCATAAACTTTTCACGATTAGACAAACCCGTGTTTAGTGTTGCTGGCCTGCTATACATATTGCGGGCCAGTGATTCACCACTGCCACCTAAAATGACATTGGTAAAATCTTGCAGCCTATCCTTTATCACTTGCAGTTCTGCAATGGTGCCAGTGGCCACTGATAGGATTACACTACTACTTCGATTGGTACCACGCTGGCCTAAATACCACGTAAATGTGTACGTGGCTGGTGCAGTCCACACCATATCGAAATCACCACCATTGCCTACTGCTACCGTTTGCATTACATCAAGTAGGTTCTGCATACTGCAGGCAATGCTTACGGTGCTGCCACCACCTGCACTGGCGGCCGTGGTCATGCCTGTGGTGTTACCATTAATAATTCGTTGCGACGTGGTGCCAGTTACTGCCAACGTGGTGCAGTTATAGTTAAACAATGTTTTCAGCACGGTTTCAGCAGGCACTGCAGAAAATACACTACGGTTTGCCACGTTGGCTCGATACGCTACCACGCGATCTGCCAGCAGTGCCATCATCGATACGGCCGTGATTTGGTAGATGGTTTGTGTGCTGACAATTCGCACAACCTTGCGAATCATGCCAGCAAATTCTACTGCTGCAGTAATGCCTTGTGCGGTGTCTTGACGCGTCACTGACACAATATACCCATACTGCAGGTATTGCGCGTTAGGTGACGTGCTAGTCATGCTAAATGACAAACCGTCAATGGCATTTACCTGCCTACTGATGGCCAGCTGCATGTAATCCGTGGCAATGGTTTGAATCACGCCACTGGCATTATAAATGGTCATTGTGTATACAGGTGCCATCTAGATTCGTTTCACATTTACAACGCAATTTGTTACACTTTGGCCTGTCACACTTGACCATGCCTTGACATTGGTAGAAACTTGCGTACCAGGTGTTACCGTGATAAATGTTGAATAGGTGCCAGCAAACGTTGATCCCGTGGCAAACAGTGCAGCAGATACTGGTGGATAAATAATGACATTATCCATGGTCACGCGTCGATTGCCAGTAGTGCCTGTGCTATATGCAACCTGTACAGAAAAAATATAAAACCCACTCGCAAGTATTGCAATGGTTCCTGATGGTGCATCTAATGAAATGGTGCCATCAGCACTACTTGTTGATGATGAGAAATTACCAATCTGATAATCAGTATTTGCTGCAGTCAGTGTTACCACACCACCACTCATGGTGGCATAAATGGCTGGTGATAATTGGCGCGTGGTAGCATAGTTAAAATATGAAGTAATCGCACTTACGAGGCCTGATGCTACAGTGACCGTGCCAAGGGTAATATATGGCTGTGCAGCAGTGGTTAATTGTGCACTGGTGGCCAGTGCCAGCCGCGTGGTTTTGGTGAGAATGGTTGTGCCTGCTACTGATCGCGTAACTGTCACACTGCCACCAGATTCATTCGCAAGAATTACCAAAAAATAGGTGCCGTTTGTCACTGCTCCCACTGCAATGCTGGCAGTGCTGGTATTTTCATAGAGATAACCACCAGTAACTGTAGTGGTTCCTGTGGCCACCACTGCACTGCCATCTGCAATGGCTAGCGTGGCAGTGCCAGTGCCTGATGCCACTAAATAACTGCCTTGTAGTAGCACGCCAATGCCAAGTGTTTTTGCCTCAATTACCGTCATACGCGCGGAATCATATCCTGCTGCAGGGCCATCACCCGTGCCAGTGGTGGCATATCCAATTGATTGTTCAGCCATGGTGGTTATACTCCTATAAATCTGTCATTGTAGGTAAGCGTTACACTACTTGCACTGGTGCCACCCGTGGCAGTGATTTGAATGCCATTCACGCCACCAATAATTTGTGGCATTGGTGCCAAATTGAACGTGGCCAGATTCGATGCCGCACTAATATTTGCCAGCACATTTGCACCATTCTGATCTACTACTGTTTTATACCCATAGCGTAAATCAAACGTGTATGTGGTGCCAGCTGCAATGTTTGCAGTAAGGGTAATTACATCTGCTGTGCTGGTGTTCTGAATAACTAAGTTATTGAGTGGCCCCACTGCCACAATGTTTGGGTATGAATTCCATGTGCCAGTATACGATATAGACGTATTCACATTGATGGTGCCACTGGCCCCATAGGTCACAGGGTATACACGTGGTATTGGGGTTGGTGTACCTAAAATTGCAGATGTGCCTGCTATGGTGTTCTGTGTAGGATTGTACCAGGTAGGATCATCAGCACGCATTTGCACAATTGTTTTCACGCTATATCCTGATTTGGCATCAACATCGAGTGACAAACCACCTAAAATCTTTGTGGCAATCGCGCGCTGTGTGCCATCAGGCCGTGTAATCGTGAGTGTGCCAACCACGTTTGATGGTGAAAATATTGCTAATACCTTATCTCGAATGGCATAATGTTGCGTCATGGTATCAGCAGTGAAAATGAATGGTAACTGTAGCACGCGTGGATCGAGGCGAAAATCTACATCCGAATCACCCTGCTGCAGTGGTCCGCGCTGTGTGATTCTATGTAGTGGTGCCATGCCAAAACCTAAATCACCCAAATAGTTAAACGTCAGGCCAGACACTGCATCATAGCCACTAAGTGTATACGTGGTGCCTTGTATGGTGTAGGTAAGTGTGTATGGCACTATATACCACCTGCTAGAATTTGCATGGCATTGAAATCAGCCATGATACTTGACTCACTCTGTTGTGTATTATACGTGGCAGATAACTGGTAGTAATTCTGCACGGTGGCCCGTGCTGAATTCACGCCACTGCCAAGTGTTGCATTCATTGCGTTTTGCACGTCTGGCAAACCTGCCATGATGCCAGCCGCCATGCCCTGCGATATTGGTTTACCTACCAGATTTGCAAATACCGTTGATGGCGATTTAATACCAAGAAGTGCCATGGCCGCATTAAGTGCAGACTGTGCAGCGGCTCTGGCGGCATTGGTGATGGAAGCTACACCATTACTAATGCCTTTGGCAATACCATTTGCAATACTTTGGCCAACCTGCATTGCAGACGATGCAAGGCCCGCCACCATGGTATTGAGTTTACTAATAAGATCATTTGCAAATGTGGTCATGGCAATTAATGCAGTAGTAATAAATGTAGTAATGGCCGTTTGAATCGTCAGCCATGCACCTGCAAAATCACCTTTTAGCAATTGGCTGATAGCAGTCAGTGCACCAATTATCAGTGTTTGGAATGGTGCAATCAATGCCATAAAACCATTTAGCACAATTTGAATGTATGGCCATAAAAACTGAAATGCACTCATAAGTGATTTTACCTGTACGACTACCACGTTAATTGCCAGTGACACTACACCAATCAGAATATCTCCTAGTAACTGAAATATGGTGACAATATTTTGCATATAGCCTTGCGTTTGTGGTGATGCCAGTTGTGTGGTGATTGCATTGTATAGTGCAGTGAATGCAGGTTTTGCCACTGCATACAGATTCGCAATGGCAGTAGTGATTGGCTGAATTGCTACCAGAAATGAATTAAACCCTGCACGTATTGATGCCAATGTGCCTTGCCAATCAATGCCAGATACAAATGCATCAGAGGATAAATACAATTCATCGATGGCAGATATAATGCCTGGCCAGTCAACACTGCTAATGAAATTTGAAAATTGCGTGACCAAATCACCAACAATTGGCACCAGCACTTCACTGGCATATGTACCAAATCGTACCAGTACAGGTAGTAATGCCTCTCCTAGTGTCTGCTGAATATCCGCAAATTGTGCAGCCACCAATGCCTGCTGGCCTGCATAGGTATCAACCGCGGCCGCTGCACTGCCACCAAATTCTTTATTTAGTTCTGCAAGAATGATTTGCTGTGCGCCAGCCACATCGCCCGTTTCTACCATCGCTTCGATCATCTTCTTTTGATTTTCAGAAAATGACACACCCACACGCGACAATGCCCCAATGCCTGCTACAGGATCGTTCAGGGCCTTGCCCACTTGCAGTGCAGATGATTGCAAATCAGTACCCATAGCTTGGCTAATATCCAAAATGGATTGTGTAGCATCGCCAAAATTTGTGCCTTTGATTTGCGTAAATGTGGCCAACACATTTTGTGCACCAAGAATTGCATCATCCGCAAAAATGCTGGTACCACTGCTGGCACTCATGGCACCAGCCATATCTGCCATCTGTTGCGTAGTCAGGCCAGCCGCCATGCCTGTGGATTTCACTACTGCTTCAGTTTGTGCAATAACAGAATTCCACTCTGATGCTTCCTGAATGCTTCCTGATATGAAATCACCAACCTTGGATAATGCGGCCCCTGCCAGGTTGGTGGCTGCACTGCCAATGGCCTGAAATGCACCAGTGGCAATTGATTGCATGGCACTGAATCCACTGCCTGCTGTTTTGGCTGCACCACCAACATTTTCTACACTGTTGGTGACGTTTTCCGCCACTGGTGTTACATCGTCTTCACCAAGAAAACGAATCATTACGGTGGTATCACTCATTTGCGTTTGGCCTTGTGTTCATTCACTTCTGCTTCAATTGCCATCAGTGCCAGATGTTCTGATATGGTCTGCCAGTCTGGCAAATTGGCTGGTGTACAGTGGTATATATCACGACACAATACCAATTCCAAGTATTCAATAGGCATTGGTGCTTTTGTCCATAGGTGTGCACGCAATGCCATTGCTATTTTGGGTTTGTGTCACCTGATACACGACTAACAATTGCACTGATGATTTGCGCCAAATGGTTTGCAGGCAAATCTTCTGCCAATCTCCCATCATCTACTTGCACACACTTATTCATGATTGGTAGCAGTGCATCTAAATTGTTGGATTGGCCAGCCTTCACAAGGTTTGCCACATCGCGAATAGTTAACTTTGTAGAATCAATAATGTACATCGTGTGTTGTTCCTATAGTAGTATTGCGTGGCCAGCACTGCCAACCACGCAACCTGTGCATAATCCAATTAGGTGGTGTGGGTAATACTCGCACACCGGAGCGTGAATGATGCCATGATTGGGCCTGCACTTGATGCATCGATGGCAGGCAAATCAATAGCAGTAATCTGGCCAGCACTCGTGGTGTAGGTATCTGCACCAGCAGTGACACCACCTGGCACCCATTTGAGCGAAATTAGTGTGCCTTGCTCAAATGCAGTAAGCATGGTTTGATACGCTTCTGTAGTGGTATCGGTGTACAACACATTTACTACTACTTCTGATGGTTCGTTCTTGCCAACCGTCAACACTGCATAGCTACCATCAAACGTGTATGCTTCACCCGTCATTTTGGTAAGCGTTACCACGTCTACTGATTGGCTGCTTCCTGAAATATCCGTGTATGTACCAGTGCCACCAGATTGGTAGCTGATGGTAGCTGCTGATCCTGACATTGCACCTGTGGTTTGTGCCATGGTTTAAATCTCCTTATTGCACAATCTCAACAAACGTGAGTGTGCAAATAACTGCATGATAATTTCGGCCTGATCCTACTGTAAACTCAACCACCTGTGCACGTTGCGTGAGTAGTGTTAGTGTGTAGGTTTGATTTGATAGCTGGCGTGCCTGCTCAATGTATGCCGCCATGTATGCCTGGTATACCGTGGCAATATCCATCAGCCCTAAACCCATGCCTACTGCACGCAATAGGCATGTGTCCGTGATGGTCCATTCAGTACTCATTACGTGGCCTGCACCACCTAACGTTTGCACACGGGTTCGTTGTGACGTCATGCCAACAGGTGACACAATCCGCGTTGGCAGATCGCTGATTTCCTCGCTATCTTTTAGTGTGGTGCCTGATCGTACCAGCACGCTACTGCCAGATAGCTGTACATTGAGTGCCACAATGGCAGATATGATTGCATCAATATTGCTGGCCATTAGCTACGCTTCCTGTAGGGTTCCAACATCTGCTGCACGTCTGTGGGTATTCGTGGTGCCTGCAGAATAACGCCATCTGCTGATAAAATTGCTCTATCACTATCAGGTGTGCCTTCGCGTGCACGATAAATGAAACTGCCTAGACGCAAACACGCTGCCACAATATCAGATGGTGGCGTGATCGAGTAGGCAAACCGTCCTACAATTTGAATTGCCACATCTGGTGTGCCTGTATAGGTCCAAATGTAGCTGGTGTTCATTTGTATCTTGATTGCGTATGCTGGCGTGTAATTTGCTGGCAATAGTACTACCACGTTTGTTGGTATCGCTTGACCATTGCCATTCAAAATACTCGTAAGCTGGCACAAATCAAAATCCAATTGCAGTGTGTTATTGAATGCATCAATGTTTCCACCATACCGAAAATCAAGTGCATTATAGTACCGTGTGGTATCTGCAGGGCATTCAAAAATACGATTGGTGTATGTTTCGATCATTGACTGTGCACGCGTGGCAGCGAATCCTAATTGGGTATCATCACTGCTACTGGTGGCCCCAATGTATGATCGTAAGTCTGCTGCAGTTATATATGCCATAGTGGTTTATTCCTTTGGCAGACGTCGCACACGTTTTGGTGCCTGCTCTTGTGGTACATCGATGGCTGGCACGTCGTCTGGTACTAACGTGGCACGATTGGTAGCAATCAGCCTGGTGCCTTCACTGGTGGTGACGTCGATAACATCACCACCAGTGTGTACTACCATGCGATCACCCACCGTTCGTGCAAGGCTGTTGTGTAGCTTTACACGCATGTGGGTTTACTCCTATGAAGCAGGATTGCTACCCAGCACGAATGCATCAGCCTGCGTCACATCGCCACCCCAGCGTGCAGTACAGAAAATGGCCGTTTGGTAATTCGCCTGGTACAGGTATGGATTGCGGCTGATTTCCAGATTCAAGTTTTCCACATATGCATAGTAATTGAAGTTACCAAACAGAATAGATTTGGCACTGGCGGCCATGGCTGCAATCTTATCCGAAACAGCAACAGGTTTTCCATACAGATTATCAATGCCGCCTTGTGGCGTGGCTTGGAATGAAAAGAAGTTACCAGTGAGTGCGCGAATAGCTCCAAGCGTGGTGTTACGCATTACCCAACCAACACTGGCACTATCATCTGCATACCAGCTTGGCAACTTGTGCACTATGTTGATAATATCCGCTGCATCAACACCCGTGGTGCTGGCCAGCGTTTCGGTATTTACCGTGGCACGTGGAATGATGCCATATGGTTGGCTTGATCCCGTACCAACCAACATGAAATTATTCAAGTGACGTGCATACGCGCGCCCTACTTCACGTGCAACAAATCCATCAAGATCCATAGCTTGGTCACGAAGCAATTGGTTTGAAATCAACATACCCAATGATGCCGTGTACAAGGTAATGGCCACACCTGAAAATGTAGGCTCATCTTGATTGTACGCACCAGATTCAGCCACGAATGCAAAATCTGATTTCTCATTTTGTGCAGCAATGTTGAAAATGTCAGATTGCGTGGTGTAGCGTTGCATTGGCAGCTTGGCACCAATCCACGTTTCATCACGCTTATCAATGATTTGCTGTGCATAGGTTTCCGGTACTAAGAAACCACCATTTGCATTGGTGCCTTCGACTAATACGGCCTTCGCTGCAATTTCATCGCCAGTACGCATCCAGTGTTTGAGGGCTTGCATTTGATCATTGCTGTTGCCCATAGTGGTGAGCTTCTTGGTGGCTGGCGCATTGCCTGCGATAACGCCACCGCGTACAGGTTCGCCTGCCATTTCTTCGATGGCGGCTTTTACTGCATCTTTAATCAATTGGTCTGACATTGGGGTTAATTCCTTTGATGTAAATGTGTGTATATTGCTACTGTTACTTGCAGGGCCGCTGTTGCCAGCCTGTGGCACTGCCTTCATATCAGAAATAGCCATGGTTCGTGGTTCTGCTGGTGTAGGTGTTAAACTAATCTCCCCAACAATCCATCGTTTCAATTCGCCACCATCACGGACCACCAAATGTGATAGTGCACCTGTAGATAATCCTAGCACACCGCGTTTTACGAGTGCCATCACCTGCTGTGCATATTTGTGGCGTTTGTCAATTTCAATTTCAACATCAATGCCTTCATCATCAGGCTGCCACATCTTGACGGTACCAATTTGTGACTGCAAATTACTTAGGCCGTGATCGTAGTACACGGGCATGCCAAGAAACGTTCGTGTGTCGCCAAAGTCTGTTGATTTGGTGAATCTATCACCCGTCAAATCTTTGCCACCAAACACCACGCCACGACCACGTACCACGTAATCAGATACAAGTTTTACTGCATACATCATTGATTCATTCCAATCAGCTGGCGTACAAAATTCTTTGCTGCTTCTGACGCTATAGCAGTGCGAATGACGGCTGTACTATCAGACTCATCAGCATCGCCTTCCATAGGTTCTGCATATTCGGAAGCGTCTACTTCCATTGGCTCTACCGTTTCCACCACGGTAATTACATCTAATTCTGGCATTGCTTCCATAATCTCTGATTGTGGAATTACCCAAAGTTTACACACGGCCATTGGATCGATGATTGCATCAACAATGGCACACTGATAATCAGGCTGGTAAAAATAGCAGTGCTGGCAGCAAATGCCCTTAGCCATGAATGTATTTTGTGCTGCAGGTATATAGTGTGCGCCATTGGCACCAGCTGATGTATCAAACTTGCCTGCCTCGTGTGTCACTTCTACAAGTGCAGACACAATCATACGCTGGCGTGTGTTGAATTCATCGCCCATATCATGCATAGATTTGGTTTCGGTATCATCGTCTTGCATATCATCGCCTAATTGCTCCATATATTCTGCAATAGATTGCGATGCCTTGCGGGCCATACGTATGATTTTCATATCTGCTGCACTGTGCCTGCTGCCTGCCTTCACTTCCATGGTGCTATGTTTCAAAAAGTTCTCCATATCTGCATTGTTAAACCCCATCATAAATAGAAGTGTGCGCAAAAAATCGCCCATATTGTCATCAGAGATGTAATATTCGCCTTTATCGTCTTTTATATAAAATTGCGAGTCTTCTGTCTTAAACGTAACCTCTACATCACGCACCGATTTAACTTCCATTGCATTCTCTTTCATAATGGATTGCACCCAATCCCTGCCAGCATCGCCACCCTACCCGTTCCATGCCTATCATGTGTAATCCTTTAATAGTGTAGCATTATGAAAATGCGTCTTTTACGGCCTGCTCTATCACTGATTTGATTTTGCCACTATCCTCTATACGTTTGGCTATTTCGTCAGTGGTCAGCCAACGGCCCTGATGTATTGGGGCCTGCTTATTGCCTACCACGTACTGTGCATAGCTGGCAGTGCTTACTACTTGTGACTCTGCAATGGTGCCGCGTAGTACTAGGTAGCTTCTATTCAGCTTCTGTGATTTGCCTGCACCACGGCCGCGTACATACGGTATCTGTATGGTGCCTTTTCGATACCCTGCCATAACAAATTTGCGCTGTTTGTCACTCACAAACCCTGGTGCACTGCCACGCGCTGGTGGTGGCGGATCGTTCAGAATCAGTTCAGTCACTGCCAACCCTGCCACCACTGGCAACACATTTTCTTGCAGCTGCCTGACCTTCTCAATTAAATGC